AAGTCTTCTCCTTCACACGCATTTACATATCCTTCATCATCTGCTACATATGCAGTAACTCTAGATTCTGCTTGTTCTAAGTCAGCATAAAATAAAATGTTACCTTCATCGGGTACAAATATTTCACGCATATCCTTTGTAATATTTTGTAAGTTAGTTCCTGTACTCCAAGGACTTTCTGAACTTGCCCATCTGCCTGTCTCAGTACCAGCTACTTTAAATGAAGTACGAAGTCTACCATCTTCATCTCTTTTACAATTAAGAATATTTAATTGTTTATCTATATCTCTCAAAGCTAAAATAGAATTACAAAAAGGACGAGCACGTGGGTATTCTTTTCTTAAATGTTCTAATGCTTCTTTATCTGTAGATACTTTTTGTTTACCTTTAACATAAGAAATAACTGGAGGAAGCCCCAACCATTCATATAAAAAACTTTTTAATTGCGTAGGACTATTGTGGTTGAGATCCTTTTCCCATACAGCTTCAGCAAAAAGATTTAACATTCTCTCCACTAATACTCTGTTCTTGACAAGGGGGGCTCGGATTTCTCCAGCCTTCTTCTCATCAACTTTAAGTCCACGCAACATCATATGCATTGCAGGTTTTAAACTCTGCAATTCAAACTCATATGTCTTTCTAGTTGTTTGGTCTAACTCATTGGATAGCTTACCCCATATCTCATGAGTAAGCGCACAGTCTAATCCACAATAAACCCATAAGGTTTGTTCTTTAGACAGTTCCTTCTGTGCTATCTCCGTGTTTCTTATTACTCTCATCATCCCTCTCCTGTATGACTTCTATTAATTTATTAATAAACCATTTAGCTTTTTCTAAATCTTGTATTGGTTTCCCCTTGTGTTCATGTCTCCATAAATATTTAATAGCTGATGCTTGTAGGTAATATTTAAAGCCGTCTCCTTGACAAGATTTAATCGCATCAATACAACCAATGCCACCTTTGTTATAGTGTGCTGGAAAATTTACTGGATCATTCTTTTCTTTTTCTTCAATCTTTTTTGATAATTCAATCATGTCTTTTACGCTTGTCATTTACTATCCTCACTATATAAAAAAATTCTTCTTTTGCTTTTTCTGGATCCAACATGGCGAAGTCACATATTAAATCAAAATCATCGCTATCATTAATCAACCAATGAATAGCATCTTCTCTAAACTTTATGTATTCTTTATCGTTTCCTAAATAAGATATGTCTTGCATGGCTTGATCCAATACAGAACGCCAAAGTAATATCTCGTTTTCAACCGCATAGTGCTCCTCTTCTATCGGCTTGGCCGCAAAGTATTGGGGACGTTTCATAAAGTCTTATTCCTCTGCTTTCGTACTCTTGGAAAAACTTGTTAGATTTTTCCATGCCCCCTCGTTAGTATAAATAGAACCTAAGTAACCCAAACTTTTTTCCATCTCTGGTTGGAGAGAATGTTGTGCATGCATTGTATCATGCACAGTTCCTTTGACTTCTATTTTATATTTATGACGCAACCACGATATATCATACGTTTGATTCTGTGCTACTTTCGTAACATTAGGGTTGCTTAGTGTTCGTTTAATTCTATCCCATACTAGTAATTCATTAGAATAATCCCAATAGTCTTTACTATCTTCTGTTTTAAATGGAACTACCATTGCTCTTTTTTTATTAGGCGCAAATCCTATACAAGTTATTTCACCAAATGCAGTTTCAATATCAAATGATAAAGGATTGTCTGCGTTGTTAAGTAGTTCACATTCAGTTAAGAATTCATCTACTTCTTGTAGTGTTGGTTCAATTAATATTTCTCTTTCAGTATGTTCTATTTCAATATTATCTTTAGCACTAACTGCCTTCTTTAAATCTGCCGCTACGGTTGGTCTAAACGAATAGTTTTTTATTATAGATAAAGGACTGTAAGTAGGCATAATTTTATAAGGTCTTGTTGCCCACTCTGAATCTGCTTCAAGGAATGAACCTCTGTATGACCCGACTTTATCTAAACCATATAAAGACCATAGAGATATATTACCCATGGCTATAATAATTGTTGGATTATATTTATTTATTTCATCTTTTAATCTTTTTATATCTTGTTCATATTCTTCTTTTAAATATCCATATTGGGTGGGCACAAACTGTGACCTCCACTCTGTTTCTTTTTTTAATTTTTTGTATTCACTTCTTTTGTGAAAGAAATTCTGTGGGTTTTCTTGTGCAGGTTTTAATTGAATGGCATGAGTGAGCATAACAGTCTGTGCATTTATACCTGCGAATTTGCACATAGGATTCAGTACTTGCTGTATGCCTCCTGTATTTATTTTGTTAAGTCTAGATTCGGTAGTCGTAGGATATTCTAAAACTATGCAAACAGAATCCCCAGAATCTGGAACCTGAGACTCAACCCGCTTATGTACTGCGTACTCACTCATGTATTACAAATTACCTATTAATTATTTTCTTAATAGACGCTTGTAATATATCTTTATTCTTACCAACCATCTCGTGCTTAACTACACCAGAAAAAGATTGGCCGATTGCTTGTTCAAGCAACTCACCAAAAGACGACTCTTGATCCATGCCTAGAGATCCTGTTAAGAAACTCTTTAAAGACATCGCTGGATTTTTTTGTTTCATAGCATTAGGTGTTGCCCAATACTCTAGTCTTGTTGGTTCTGCGTTAGCTATATCAGCTTGATCCAAGTCTGATTGAATCACTGCTGTAGCTTTCACATTTATCTTCACTAACGGAGTTTGGTTCTCACCAACTCTGTCGGAACGATAGCTAGTAATTACAAAATCGTAACTACCCTCTGGTAAAGTAACCGTTTGTGGTACTTCATTTGGTGACATACTTAAAAAGTCACTCACGTCTGATCCTGTCATGGTATATACCCTCCTATTTTGACATTGATTTTGACAACTTCTTCTTTGCGTTACCTTGAATTGCATCAAACAATTTTGCAAGATCAAGTTCTGTATTAGGTTCTAATATATCTAATGCAGGAACTTTAAGATCCATTCTATGATCTGATACAGTTCTCAGTGATCGCTCTGTGCCTTTGCTAGAACTCTTAGTGTCCACTCTACAAACACAGTTAAAGTATCGACCCAATTTTGTAGATAGCTTTGAGCCAACACTAGTTGGATATGATTTACTCACACCCAAATCTCCTTCCATGTATTGCATGTGTGTTGTCACCACAACATTACACGGAACTTCCGAACCAGTTATATATTGAATGAGGTGTTGCACATCTCGTGCCGCTGTTCCCCACTCTGGTTGAGAAGGTTGATCTGTTGGTTTCTTGTTATTAAAAACTAATGCACTACGTAATGCAGACTCTCCCATAAGGGTGAGACTGTCTATCACAAGCACATCATCTTTAGTCCAAGTCTTAACAGAACCAAAATCTTCAGTACCGTCTTTCCAATTAGCAATTAAATTTGCCCCCTTTCTAAAAGCTTGGGCTTGTCCAATTGGATCTTTAAGTGTCACATAAGACACACGACTTACTGCTTCTGGTGTTAGTAAGTCTGGTAATATAGATAGACCATCGTCATAATCTAATATGCGAAGGTTCTTTCCTGCGTTAGCTAATGAAGCTAGTGCCGCAGTTTTACCAGATCCACTGTCGCCTACCAGTAATAGTTTAGTTACATCTGTTGATGCATGTTGTTTAATGTTTGCCATATTCATCTCCTGTTTTTGTATTATATCAAAATTTTTTAAATCCGTCAATAGTTTTTTTTAAACACCACAAGCTCCTTCACATTCGTTGTTAAAAAAATCCATTTGTGTTTCGTCTCCCAAGTCTAGTTCTTTCATAGGAACTCTGGCAGCATTTAAAAACAACTCATCATTTTTGTTTCTTGATTTGTTTCTAATAAACTCATCCAGCGCAATAACCTCATCCCATTCAATCTTATTAGTTTTAATTTCTCTCCACTCAGCAATTGAATGAAACGGACAATAGGTGCAAGCTGATCTTGGAGGCTTTGGATATCCTTGTTCTTTCATCCAATCTAAACAATCTTGCCTAGTCATATTAAGATCAATTAAAGGATAAACATTTGTGACATACGACAATTTATTTATTCTCATTCGCATGGATTCATCTTTGCTTATGCCCATAATCATCTCAACTTCTGTGCCTTTTTTTCTTCGTTCACCTGGCTTTAATCCTAACAGTTGTCGCATTTTTTTAATCACAACATCTACTTTATAATGTCTAGTACATTGTCTTTGAGATAAGCCCTTTT